TTCTTAATTTAAGGAATCGACTCGTACGTGCTTTGATATCACTTTTAACTTTTTGAGTGTTTAATCTAAAATCAATGTTTCGGATGTGATCTTTATACTGTTCGAATAAATCTTCAAGAGATTTTTCTAATTCTTCTGGAGGAGTTTTGTCAGTATTTACGTCGATCTCCCAAAGTTTCCCATCAGCAAACTCGATGCGAATTGAATGGAGGTATTCAAGTGGCACAACATCAATGTTTATGTCCTTGAATACCTCCGGCCAATGGCTAATTACTTCTTTGGGGAGCTTTTTAGGCGGTTTCTTTTGCATCAGATTTAGTCTTCTTCTTTGTAGGGACTAATTCTTCTGCTTGTTTCCTCAAAGTCTGCGCTTCTTTAAATAAAGCATCTGCCTGTGAACGATACTGCGCCGCAAGATCTGCGTCAGTTAAAACACTGTCTTGAGATACAGGTGCGTCTGAACTATATGTTTGTACAGGATCAACTCCGTGATCTGCATCTTTTGCTACTACAGTCTTTCCGTCTTTGCCTTTAAGTGCAAGATCAGCAATAGTAACACCTTTTTGTTCAGCAATAACCTTATTAAGTTCAGCAAGATTAATTGAAGATTTTGTATCAGGTGTCATATCAATACTAGCAGTTGGTACTTTTACTAGTTTGCCGTATTTTTGCAAACCTGTAAGCATATTCAGCCCATCTGGTAAAGTAGTCCTAAACATTGCTTCTGCAAATTCATCAGCGTTTTGACCAGCATTTGATTCAACAGCAGTCATTAACGAGTCGTGTGATGCAGCATCTAAACTTTCAGTTTTAATAATAAGACAGTTATCAGGTTCCCCTGGTACTACTCTATATGCTACAATAACTTTGCGGTGAGTTTTTGCATCTCTACCTACGTGTTTTAATGCCATTTCTATTCTCCTTTAGGTTCTTCCTTGGGCTCTTGTGTTGCTTGAACTGCACCTAAGAAAGATTCCAATTTGTTATATGTTGTTCCTACTACAGCCATTTCATTTGCTTTAAACGCACCGCGTTGTGATGCAACATCTATGATTTGTTTAATTGAAGTAAGATCTTGAACAGTAAGTTCCGCCGCAGGTGCTTCTGGTGCATCTGTTTGTGGTGCTACTGCTTCTTCGTTTTTGTTTTCATCAGCCATATTTTTTCTCCTTGTAAAGTATATATGCGTATTTAATGATTAATATTTTAAAAGTGGACAAGCTAACATAAAGTACGCTAATTCTTTACCGTCTTCAAAGCCTATCTTTATTGCACTTTCAATCTTGCTAGTTGAATTATTAACATCAACTGTTTTACCTAAAAAGTACCTACCTTTTAGATGTCCTTTTACCCATTTATTTAACGATTCTTCTATATTATATGTGTAAGGAATGGATATGTATTCATAGTGAGGAACAAATACTTTGCTTCTCCTAATATTAAAAAGATTAAGTGCATTTGGTTCTTTTAATTTATGCACTTGCTTCCTCGTAGTGTACTGTTGTTCCGAATGGTGCTTGTAAATTTTTATCAGGATGTGAGTGAACTAAGAACACTGTGTCGCAATAATCATCATCGCCCCAACTGTTCCACGGATAGCCATCTGTAAACATAATGAACTTCTTAGGAACAATATCGTGTTCCTTCATATAAATCCAATTAGCATCAAAGTCTGTGCCGCCACCGCCCATAACTTCGTACTCTGTTAAATCTTCACCACAGTCTGCTGTAAATTCTTGTTCATTATATACTTTAGTATCAAAGCACCATAACTTAATATTGTAGGCTGCATACTGTTCCATAATGCCTTTTACTTCACCTAAAAAGTCTTCAGCTTGTGCATTGCCAATTGAACCTGACATATCAATTCCAATTGCAATATCAATTGATTCATCAAAATTCTGTCCTGGCAAAATAGCACCAGTAGTCCAACTTTTACGATTAGGACGTTGGAATGTAAAGTCGTTACGTATAGTACTCTGAATCTGTTGTTGAATAATTTCACGCCAGTTCATCTTAGGTTCTGTAAGATGTTTAATCATACGTGTAACTTCACCGGGGGTATTGCCTGCTCCTGCAGATTGTGCCGCAGAAATCATTCCTTCTTTAATTTCGTCTTTAATTTTGTTAAGTTCTTCTTTAGAATACTTTGGACGGTTTTTAGATACGTTATTGCCGTTTGCATCTTTTTCTTCTCCAGCATCACCGGAATCTGAATCTGCGCCTTCTGCATCTAAATGTTCATCTAACATTTCGCCAAGCTGTTCTAAAAACTCTTTACCGTTTTGTTCTGCTTGATCGTATAAGTCGTCGTATACATCCTCTGAACTCCAGTTATCATATTTAAAGTCTTGATAGCAATCAACAATACTTGGCATAACACCAATGCGATCACGTACTAATAGATTATTTACAATATAGTCAGCGGCAATATTATACAGCATAGGGTCGCGGTCGTCGCGTCTATCTAAGTGATTAAATACACAATGTAAAATTTCGTGTGCAATAACAAACTCAATTTCTTTATTGTTCATTGCGTTAAAGAACTGCGTATTATAATATAAGTTACGTCCGTCTACAGCGGCAGTAGGTAACCAATCATCGGCAGCAACGACTCGCAAACGTGTAGCCATATTACCAAAGAACGGATGACGAAGTAGTAAGCCTACTCGTGCAACAATAATTCGATCATATACTTCTACACGCATTATTTCTAATGCTTTTGGAGTAATATCTGGATCAGCTTGCCAACGTTTTGTACCTGCTACACTCATCTTATTGTCCCTTCTTTATTAACTTATACATATATTATAGCATCTTTAGCATATATGTCAACCACAAAGACAGAACGAGCTCCGAAGAACTCGTTCTTGTTACTATTAAGACTGCTGTGCAGCCTTAATGTACTTACCAAATCTTTCGTGGAATTCATCAAAACATTCTACTTCATCTGGGTCAATTGGTAAAGCATATTGTGTAAGTGCAACTTTAACACCCATTACAACTAGCTCAGTTTCAAAGTTATCCATTGCAAAGCGCAGGAAGTTATTAACTTTGTCATCAAACATCTTATCGTTTGCGTCTGCCGCTTCTTTAAGTTCATAACATAGCGACACAGTTAGCGAGTACATAGCACTAATTTCTTTAGTCTTTAACTCTTTAACAGTGCCTTTAAGGATATCACTTGGATTAGGCATTGTTGATGCTACCTTGCGGTGAGCCATAAACTTAACAGCAAGCCCTTCGCCTACTGCACCACTAACTAAATTAGTAGTAGTTTCAGCATCTAAATCATCCTCTAGTAGCTCGCTTACAAACGACCAACTACGTGGTGTAGCAAATGAACGCGATGGACTTTTAGGATCAAAGTCGTACAAGTCTTTCTTACTAAACTGTAAGAAACCAACAACATCGTTGTGTATTTTATGTTCGATAGCCCACTCAAACCAGTCATTAAATGATACTGCAAGTTCTAAGTGGATAAAGCGGTTAGCTAACGGAGCAGGCATTCTGTATGTAACGCCTTTGTCAGCATCTCGGTTACCAGCCGCAACAATCATTACATTGTCTGGTAGCTTATAAGTGCCAACCTTACGATTCAAAATCAACTGGTATGCTGCCGCTTGTACGCTTGGCGCTGCCGAGTTCATTTCGTCTAGGAAAAGTACAATGTAGTCGTATTGTGCCGCAAACTCTTCTGTAGGAAGTTCGCTAGGAGCACCCCAAACCATTGTGCCTGTGTTGCTATCAAAGTACGGAATACCTTTAATGTCTGTAGGTTCCCAAAGAGACAGTCGAATGTCAATTAAGTGTGAATTTGAAAAGCTATCAGTAATTTGTTCAACTACTTCTGACTTACCAATACCCGGAGGCCCCCATAGGAAGATTGGACGCTTCTTTTTCATAGCGTGTTTGATTGATTTCTTTGCGCCGTTTGGGCTAACTGTGCGTAGTGCTACGTTTTCCATAATGTATTCCCTCTTTGCTTTAGTGCATTATTTAAACTATACATATAGTATAGCATCAATACAGTAAATGTCAAGACTTTTTTACAGAATTATTCGTTATTTTGCCGTTTTAATGCCTTTGTGAGCCCGTATTTTCGCAAATCACCACTAAACAAATGTAATTCCATTGCTTTCTTTTCGCTAGTAACGTGTATTGCTCTATTTGTAAGGTAATACGGACAATCAATAAACTTGTCTAAAAATATAATAACTTGGGTAGTCATTGGCATATCTTTTGGATATGGAACTTCGTATGAAGTAAGGTCGATTTCTGTTAATACGTCAAACCCAAGATCAGTTAGTCGAAGTCCGCCTTGGGTTCTAGTATTCTTCCACCATAAAGGTGAATATTCCTTAACTGTAATATCGTTTGAAGTTTTACCTAATTGATTGAGAAAGATCTTAGTATAGGTTTCTTTCCAGTTCATTCTTCTACAACTGCAATGCCATTGTCTAACATATAAACTGAAAACTCGTCAGTATTAAACATTTCATTTAATTTTTTTGCTAGATTGTGTGCGTGACCCGGATTTGAAAATGATACCTTTTTATATTTTGGGCCCGGATAGTTAGTAATAGAATTACTACTTTTTAAGTTAAATGGCTTTCCATTATAGAAAACGGCCCAAATAGCATCAGCATCTAAGACTTGTTCTGCCCTGTATGTTTTTTTATCTATATATTCTAATAATACAGTAGGTTTAGGTCTGCTCATATGCGTATACTCCTTAAATTATATACGCATATATTTATCTCTTTTTTAAGTTATCTACGCAGTTTACTTCCAGTCTGTTCCGCCGTCTAACTGTACTTCAATAACTTCTGATCCGCCCGAGTTCTCTTTAACGTATCTTTCAAGATCGCCTTCAAGTCTAGCCATTGTAACGCCTAGTGTATATGCTAAATTTTTAGCTTGTTGTAAAGTAAGTTTTACTTCTCTAGAGTTACTTGCGTCAGCATTTTTAACTTGCATAATAAATTGCTGTATGCTAGATGTGTTTAAGGGTTCATTTTGCATTAGCATTGCTCAACGCCAGGCGCATTTCTAAATCAGATTTAAACGGACCTTTTGTTTCATATCGTTCTACAGTAATTAGTTTGGGACAAAAACTCTTAACCCAGCCTTTATCGAACTTAATAATGTAGTAACCTGCGCAATATAGGCTTTTGCTTTTAGCACTTTTGGTAAACAATGGTAGTTTACGTTGTACATCTAACATAGTGTTATACGGCACTGTACTAGTTGGATAGTTGTGTACTTCTTTTTCTACTTCAATTGCCTTACTAGTATCAGTAATATCGTTAATTAAAACGTTACTACCAAATGTATTTTTTAATGCTTTCTTGCTATCAAAGTATGTTGTACCTTGATTGTCACTAAACATAAATCTATCGTCTGCGGCTGATATAGTTCCAATTCTTACGCCTTCGTCTTCGACGATCCAAAATTTATCTTTTAAAATAGTCTTTGTCTTTATACTCATTTAGGGTACCTCGCTTGTAGTGGTTCTGCAAAAGTAGCGGCTTGATCTGCAATACGTTGCATATCCCATTTAGCACAGAACTTCATAAGACGTAATCCTACTTGATTAATCTCTTTAGGTTCTACTTCTGCAATAGTGTTATTAATTATCTCTCTAATGTCTGCAGGTTGTGCAGTCAAGTCACACAATACAACATTGCGATTGTAATCATCAAGTACACGATGTTCAGTACCGTTATGATCAGTCCAGCGTTGTAGCATCATATTGTTCCAGTTGTAGCCTTTAGTAGTCTTATCGTCGTATGCTTCAATAAGGCCAACTTTATTCTTAGTGCCTTTCTTGCGTACACCTGGATAAGCACTAAACACGTTATCACTAGTGTCGCCACGCATACACTTCTCGAATAACATATAGTCAGGTTGTGGTGCAGGCTTTATCTCTTTAGTCTTCTTCTCAATAACAGGTGTGCCGTCGTCATTGAAGTAGCCTTTGTCTGTAATAGTAACGTTAGCAATACCATTGTATTGTGTGACTTGACTGCAC